TAAGCAACCTACCGAGATAAGAGTAGATCAGATTGCCAGGATGAAAATAAAATAATAAGGAGTCTCAAATGGCTATTCGACAAATTAAAGAAGTTAACCGATCTATCGGTTATCCAGTAGCATCTGGGAATATTGTAGGTGGAAACCTACTTGAGATCAATGCATCGGCTCAGGTTCTTCCATGGCTTCATACACGAACCGCAGGGCAACCTCTAGGTCTCGCAATTGAATCCAACGTATTTTTCCCACTTCAGCCAGCAAATGGTGAAGTAGCAGGGCAGGGTTTCGACTATACCAACTTCAATCGTGGCGGTCTCGAATCCGTGTATCTAGACGGTGGAGATTTCGTCCTTTATAATGATGGTCGTGGTTATCCCTATGATGCAACCGCAACGTATGCAGTCAACATGCCAGTTTATGCCTCTGCTGCAACCGATGGTCTTATCACATCTGATGCAACAAGCACAGTTATTGTTGGTTATGTTGTTGGCTTCGATGTTGCCGTAGCACCAACCCAGCTCGAAATCAAATCAATTATCTAATTAATTAGGTATAGATCTAGTTGTAAACAAGATTGGCCGCAAGGTTGACTTGTATTTAAAGGAGAACAATATGAACGAAATTAACAAAGAAGCCTCCTTGGAAGTACTCTCAAGCCAAGAAGTTGAAGCAAAGCTTTCTCGCTTGATGCAGTCTCCCGGTGGGCTACAGAAAATTGCACAACAGATGCTCTCGCCCCTAAAGCGCGAACTTCTATACGAGGGTCGTATTCGTCAGCTATTCCAGACATACAAACTAGCACTCGGTGAGGAAGCAGTATTCGATGCAGATGTTGATGTCCCAGCAGCAAGCATCTCAGTCGAAGGTCTTCCCGCACAGCTTGAAGTTCTAGCAGATCGTATTCGCGTTGAAACGTCCCCTATTTCAACTCGTCCAATGATCCGTTGGAATGAATCCAACTTCCGCAAGTACGATGTTCTTAATCGTACCCAGGAACGTGCAAAAGCTTCAATCATGCTACAGGAAGATACTCGTGGATATAATCTGATCAATTTCGCCTCTGGCTTAACGAATCAGACACCCGCAGCATCTCTTGCTGGTACGACTGCTGCAACAAACAACCCCTCAGTAATCCCCAACGGCGCAGCTGGACTCTCAATGTATACTTTGGCCACAGCCATTGTAACTCTAAGCTCTAAGCTTCTAGTTGCAAGCAAACTATACATTAACCCACTTACCCGTCGTGATCTATTGCTCTTCAATAATGCTTCTAGTGGTAATGGTGGCCTTGGTATTTTCGCCCCCAACTTCCAGGACACAGCATTGAAAGCTGGTCGCGTAGGTGGAATCATGGGTGTTGATGTTCTAGAATCAGTCGTTGTTCCAACCACAGCCTGTTTCGTTCTAGCTCCCGCTGATTATCTTGGCGTTCTAGCTATTCGTACAGACCTCTCAGTTGAAACTATGAAAGATGTAAATAAGATGGCCGATGTTTTCGCTATATGGGAAGATGTTGGATTTTTGTGTCGCTATGCAAAGGGCATCGTGAAGGTAACACTTCCATAATGTATTGATTTTTAGATACATTTTTGCCTACATCTTAAAAAGATGTTGATATATAGGAGGGGTTAGAAATAACCCCTCTTAGTATATTAATAAAAGACTTGCAAAATAGATAAAGATATGATATACTTAATATATGAAAAGTAAAGTATCAGTTTCACGAGAAGAACTTTTAACTAAATCTTTTGGTAACTTGAATGTTGTAGATCAGGATTTACCAGATTTTGTTTCTCCCCATACAGTTAGACAGAAATTATTGGTTAAATGTACTTGTGGGGGAACTTCATATATTAGTCCATCAGATTTGTTTTATGGTAAACGCTCCTCTTGTGGACATTGCAACGATAAACCTAGGGATTGGTGGCTTGCTCAGAAGTTTGGAGAACTTACTATTATAGATAAGAATCTTCCTGAATTTTTAGCTACTAAGTCTCAAAAGGCAGTTTTAACAGAATGCTCTTGTGGACAAACCAAATTAATTAGAGTTCAATCTTTAACTTTAGGTAAATCAAAATCTTGTAGACGCTGCAATGCTCAACCGAAAGAATATTTTATTAATCAGACTTTTGGAAAGTTAACAATTATAGATCAAAATTTGCCTGAGATGGTAACTCCTAGTCAGCATTTGAAAGTTCTAACACGTTGTTCTTGCAAAGATGCTACTGAGAAATATATTCAATTGAGCGATATTACATTAGGTAAGGCTACTTCTTGCGGGTGTTCTCAGCTTTTTCCAGGGTCAGTTTCTGAAGCATCAAGACAAGTTTATACTGAACTTTTAACATTTTTTCCTGATGCTCAATTTAGTGTAAGAACATTACTTTCTGGGAAAGAAATTGATATCTATATTCCAAGTAAAAAATTAGCTTTTGAGTATAGTGGTCTTATTTGGCATTCATCTAAATTTTTGACAGAAAATCGTGATTTTGAGAAATATAAACAGCTTAAAGAATTAGGAATTCGATATTTGAATGTTTATTCAGATGAATGGCAAAAACATAAAGATATTTTTTTAAATTTACTTGTGGGTGTTACCACAGATGAGGCTGTTAAGCGTATTTATAATTTTGATATTATAGAAGTGGATCAAAAAGAGTTTCAAGTTCACCATAATAAGTTTCATTATTTATCGGGAAGGGAAGTAAATGCTTCTCTCTATCTATTAGCTAAATATGAAGACCAAATAATTGGTGGTTGGTCTTTTAAGAAATCAGATGAAACTATTGTAGATTGGACCAGGGCATTCTGGGATCATAATTTTAAGGCATGGAATCCTCATGAGAAAGCTTTAAAATATGCGATATATAAACTTAATTGTGAAACTGTAATTACTTTCTCTGATAATCGTTTATTTGATGGAAGTATGTATGAGAAACTTGGTTTTAAAAAAGTAACTGAACTAAGACCTGATTATGAGTATACTAATGGTTTTATTCGCAAACACAAATTTAATTTTAGGGTCAAAGCAGGAATAGATGAGAAGTTAGAAGCTGCTAAAAAGGGATTTTTTAGAATCTACGATTGTGGTAAAGTTAAATGGGAGTTTAAGAAAGTCCTTGACAAGTAGATAAAAATCTTATATACTTATTATATGGATAATATACTTTCAAAACAGATGGAAGATAGAGATAACCATATTCAATGTATTGAATGTGGTTGGGGTTTTACAAAGACTGAGATAGCTGTTATTGGTGAAGATAGAGCAATGCAACTCGTTATTGCTCATGTTAAAGAATTACAACACGGATGATAAAGTTTGTTTAGTGGGCTTGTAGCTCAATTTGGGGGAGCAGGTCCTTTGCAAGGACAAGGTTGCAGGTTCAATTCCTGTCGAGTCCACTAAGCAAATTAAAGATTTGAGGTAGCTCAATGGTGGAGCAGGAAACTGTTAACTCTCAGGTTGCAAGTTCGAGTCTTGCCCTCAAAGCCATTTAGATAATTTATTCCCCCTATTATTCGTAATAGGGCTCAGGGCTGCAAAGCTCTTGCATAAGCCCTCTAGCTGATCACTAGAGGCACAATTTGGGTGAACCACTAAGATAGGTATAGGTGACGTGGATGGTCCTAATCAGACCGTAATGATATTGTCAGGGTGATACCTGCATATGCCTACCAATCCCAATTAATTTGTAGTATGGCAGTTGAAGTCCTGTAAGGCTACAAAGATGGAAATAGGAAGTGTGCAATAAAGTCCTTATAGGACCTCTGCACGAATTTCGTATTCGCACCTAAACGCCTCGAATTGAAGTACTAACCGAGTTATTAGATAAGAATATGTAAAAATATGACGAAATAAGGAGAAACATATGGTAGACAATATTTATATTACAAAAGGTAATATCACAGAATCAGTTGTTCCTGATTATAAAGCCCCAAAAATTACTAGCGTTCATGAAGTTCTTGTTAAGCTTGGTAATGCACATCTCCTATCAGCTTCCACTTATGCTGTTCTAGGTGATACAGCTGTAACAAATACAGGTAGTACTGTACTTAATGGAGATTTAGGTATTGCCCCAGGTAGCACAATTACTGGTTTTCCTCCAGGAACTTACACTGGTGTTCTTCATCAGGGTGATGCAGCTGCATTGCAAGCTCATGCTGATGCAACAGCAGCCGCAATAGCCTTGAAAGCACTTACTCCTACTACAGATATCTCTTTAACAGATCTAGGTGGAGCAATCCTTACACCAGGTAACTATCATGCTTCCTCAACAGGAACATGGTCAGCTGGTCCATTGACATTAAATGGAGCAGGTCAGTATGTATTTACTTTTGGTACTGCCCTTACAATGCCAGCAAATGCAACAGTTGTTCTAACGAATGGTGCAACAGCAGATAATGTATTCTTCGTTACTGGTTCAGCATTTACATTTGGAGCAGATTGTACTGTTAATGGAACAATTCTAGCTGGTACTTCCATTACCTTTGCCTCTAATAGTGTATTGAATGGTAGAGCATTGACTTATGGGCCAGCTGGTACAACAGTAACATTCCCAAGTGCTGCCACTGTGAATGTTCCAGTTAATGCATCGGCTTCCTTTAGCTACCAGATCGTTGCCATTAATTCACCCACGTCATTTTATGCAACGTATCTGCCATGGGATCTAGTTATTAATCAGAGTACTGGATTAATTTCGGGAACGATCTTCCCCAACAGTGTTGGAGAATTTCGTATTCCATTACAAGCAGCTAATGATGCTGGTGTTGGAACGATGATTCTGACTATACTTATCTAAGTAAGTTAAAAGCTATACTAGACAGGATCTGATTAAAATCAGGTCCTGTTGTGCATAGTTTTATAAAATATTTAAGGAGTCTTAAAAATGGCTATAATTATTCGGACTGTACAAAATATTTCTACTTCTCATACAAATATTACTCTGCCAGTTCCTGGCTATGATAGTTCAAAATTCCCCGTTGTAATTATCTATGGCACTACTGTAGATTTATTTACCGTTATGTCTGGAGATCAGCTAGAGGCTATTCAGACAACATTGAATGAGTATGTTTCTGCAGGGCAGCTAGACATTATAGCTACAGTTGATACAACAACATTTAATCCTGTTGGTGGTGGTGGTTCAAGTGGCGTTAGTTCGGTTAACAGTATAACAGGTGCTGTTACATTAGCAGCAGGTTCCAATGTAACTATTACTCCTTCAGGCAGCACATTAACAATCGCTTCAAGTGGTGGTAGTGGCATAACAGCTTTAACAGGAGATGTTACTGCAAGTGGTTCAGGCTCAGTTGCCGCCACAGTAGTTTCAGCTGGTAGTGGCACTGGTGCTTTTTCCGCTGGAGCCCTAACCATTGCTTCTATTAAAGGAAGTGCAAATCCACTTATTATTACGTCTGCTTCAGATGCCATTAACGCTATTGAATTTCAAGATATAGAAGGTAATCCTATTCTTCACATTAATACATTAAATAGGCGGGTCGGCATTAATACAACGACGCCATCTCAGCCGCTAGAAGTGGACGGTAACGTAGCCATTGATGGGCAGCTTGCTATGGGGTCTGCAGCACCATCAGGAGCATGTTTAATTGACATGATTAACCCCTATACTGGTCTCGGGTTGACAGTTCTCACCGACGCTCAGATGGCAGCCGTGACTCCCAACCGTATGGGAAATATTCTTTGGAACAGTACCGCGAATGCGCTGTACGCGAATAATGGAACGACCTGGGCGGCAGTCGGCGGCGGCGGCTCTTCTACACCGAATACGGCGCAGGGTACGCTGACCTCAGCCGTTACCACGTCCTCTACCTCATTTGTCTCTACAGGGTTGACGGTTACGCTGGCGGCGAGTACAGCCACATCTCCGCTTTTAATCATGGTATCTTCGGCAGCGCAAACCTTTGGTGCAGATAGCGGGTATTTTACCATCTTCCGAGACGATACCACAAATATTGCCTCTCCTGCAGTATCTCTGCAAAAGACGGCGTGTAATTCCCTCGTTCCCATGGCGTTCCAGACTCTATATACTCCGGGCGATACCGCATCGCACACATATACCGTGTATATGGAAAGCATGAAGGGTGACGTTCTCCAATTTGGTGCGACGGGTTATTTGGGGGAAGTACAATGCCGGATTACGGTAGTTGACTTATCGGCCTGAGCCCCACTCTTCGGAGTTGGGGCACCCCGAAAAATGTGAGTCAGCCTCTTTTCTTTTTAGGCGATAGTATTACATATGGGTACGGTTTAGTATCTGTGCAACCCCCGTCCATCCAAGCGGGTTTATTGCTTAACGATACACCGACAAACGGTGGAGTAAATGGAGCAAGCACAGCGTCGTGGGCCGAGAACCACGAGGGTACGCCTCTCTATAATTTATTAGAGAGTATCGCACACGGTACACATTATGAGACTGTGTTGATAATGCTCGGGACAAATGACGCAAATATTGACGGAACAAACGCCACAGACTATCAGGCTAATCTACAAACAATTATCACCGCGCTAGTCGGAGCTGGAATAAATAAGATTGTACTCAATCAGCCACCGTATCTGAAGACGGAAAGTCTTGTCGGAGCAAACACAACGCTAGAGACTTACAACGCTGCCCTGGCGAATCTCGTCACTGCTAACCCTGGTGTAGTGTTTCTAGGTGACATGACAGCGTACAGCGTATTTGCTGCAAACGCTGCAACCTACTATCAAGCAGATGGTGTTCATCCAAATGATATTGGTGCTACTGCCTTAGCTGGACTTTGGGAAGTAGCGTATCCATTTTAATTTAAATAAAAGAAAAGAAGGATAAGAATGAGATTACAGGTAAAGATGAAGAATGCTAAAGAGTGTCGAATAGAATTGCCTTTTCCTGATCTATCCGTTAAATATAATAATGGCTATGCTCCCTCCTTAAAAGTAAAAGAGGGAGATGAAATACCTTTGGATGTTCTCGATCCTGAAGATGTTAGAAAAAGTTTAAAAGTGGGTAGCTTAAAAGGTTATTTAGAGAATGGGTGGATTGAGGAAATTTTAGAAGAACCAAAGGCAGAAGATAAAATAATTTTAAGTAAAACAAACTCTATAAATGAACTTGATATAAAAGTTGAACAAAAACAACTAGATGTTCCTACCACAACAATTTTACCAGAAGTAGCAAAAGTAGATAGTATAAAAATGGTTGAAAATAAACAAATTACAGATTTAAACAAAGTATTTTCCTATGAAGATTTTTGTAAACTCGATCATTTTTTAAAAATAAGATTTATAAAAGAAAGTCAAAATATTGATCTACTTAAAGATATTCTTGGTAAAACCACATCGAATCAGTTCAAGAATAACATTGAACTCCGACTTTCCCAAATAAAATAGAATAAAATTTTTTGTCTCAGTTTATTAGTATTGGCGGTCATTATAGTATTTTCCACTATTTAGGGCACTAATATTTTATGAGATAATTGCAATCT